TGTTCGGGTGTCTGCTGCTGGAGCAGTCGGCCGAGGATGCGCTGGCGCGCGCGGCGCGGCAGCATCGGAGGGCGGCGTGATGCGCTGGCGAAACGGAGGTAGGATGAGCGGCATGAAATGGCTATTTCGCATGCTTCGCCCTGAGTCGCATATCGCTCCAGGCGGAATTCCTGGCCTCGTGCTGTATGACGAGGTTGGGCGAGGTCTCAAGCTTCCGGCAGGCGCGCATGTCGAGTTGAGGAATGGCTGCCTATACGTGAACAGTAATTCTTCCGAGTGGTTCGGGCGCTTGGATGGCTGGCAAACGCGCATTACCTCGTCGCAGCTCGACCGCGTGGCAGAAGTGCTAGCTGGGTGCGAATGGGTGGCGCCTCCCGCTTGACATCGGATTTCCGCCCGCCAAACTGTCCATGATCGACTAACTGCGCCCAGCTCACCAGCTGGGCGTTTTCGTTTGAGCCGGCCGCAGCTTCCACGCTGACGAAGCCCGCGCATCGCGCGGCGCCGGACACTATCGAGGCAACGACCGATGACTCTGCCAATCGACCCGGCGGAACGCAAAGCCGTGCCCGTGTTCTCGGGTTGCCTGCGCTATTTCCCGCGCGCCCTGGCCGAGGTCGCTGCGCTGAGCCGCGTTGCCAACGAGCAGCACAACCCCGGCGAGCCGCTGCACTGGGCGCGCGACAAGTCGGCCGATCACCACGACGCACTGGCGCGGCACCTGCTGGAAGCTGGCGCGATCGACGCCGACGGCATGCGGCACTCGGCCAAGGTGGCGTGGCGTGCGCTGGCGGCGCTGGAGCTGGAGCTGGAGCTGGAGCGCGACAGTACGCCGCCGGTAGCTTCGGGCCATTTCGCGATCGAGCGCGACTGATGCTCTGCCCGAAGTGCGGCGCCGAAGGTGCGGTGAAAAACGGCGCCGGTCGCGGCAAGTGCGCCACGTGCAACAAGTCGTTCACGCTTCCGGCGCCATCGCTGACCCAGCCCGACAATCTGCCTGACGGCGTGAAGCTGCGCGGCACCTCGACGCTGACCGATCTGCGCACGGGCGAGACCGTGATGCAGTGGGTCAAGACGACCGCCGACGAAGCGGCACGCGAGGCTGCATTGCTCGCCATTGTGAAGTCCATGGGCGAGAAGCTGCCGAAGGTATCGCCGCGCAAGGCGACCGGCACCTACCGCGACGACTTGCTGACGGTCTATCCGATCGGCGATCCGCATGTCGGCATGTGCAGCTGGCCGGCCGAGACTGGCGACGACTGGAACCTCAAGATCGCCGAGCAGATGCACTGCGATGCCATGGCCGAGCTGGTGCGATCCGCTCCGGCGAGCAAGCAGGCTGTCGTGGTCAACCTGGGCGACCTGTATCACCGCGACGGCGTGAACGCCGAGACGCCGCGCAGCCGGCATCCGCTGGACGTGGACGGTCGCTTCATGAAGATGTTCCAGGTCGGCGTGAAGGTCATGCGCCGCTGCATCGAATCGGCACTGGCGAAGCACGAACGCGTGCACGTGATCTCCGCCGCCGGAAACCACGACGAGTCGAGCGCGCAGGCGCTGGCCGTGCTGCTGGCTGAGGTGTACGCCAACGAGCCGCGCGTGACGGTGGACCTGTCGCCGTCCGTTTTCTACTACTACCGCTGGGGGCGCGTGCTGCTCGGCGTGCACCACGGCCACACCTGCAAGCCGGCAGCGCTCCCGGGCGTCATGGCGACCGACCGCGCTCCGGAATGGGGCGAGTGCAAGTTCCGTCACTGGCTGGTCGGACATGTTCACCACCAGTCCGTCACGGAGTACCCGGGCGTCACGGTCGAGACCTTCGGCACGCTGGCGGCCAAGGACGCCTACGCGACGAACGGCGGCTGGCGCTCGAATCGACACATGCAGTCCATCGTCTACCACAAGGGCGGCTGGCTCGTGGCGCGCGCGCAGGTGTCGGCGGACATGTTCGCGGAGGCAGCGTGAGCGCCATCGGATTCACTGCAGAGGTCGATCAGGACGACGATGGCCGCGCCGCGGAGCCGCTGTTTATCAGCGATGGCGAAGTGCACATCGAGGATTCGCCAGAGTTCTACGAGCTGACCGGAAGCATCGCCGCGCAGTTCCGCGATGGCGTGCTGTTCGTGCTTCGGCGCGACACGCTCAAGTGGGTCAACGTCGAGGAAATCCCTTCCACCAAGCGAGGCGGCAAGGTCGTCGCCATCAAGGGCGACAAATGAAGCAGCACTTCGAACACTTCAACGGCGCACTCGCGCTCAGCTTCCTGGGGGCGATCTTGGCCGGCTGGACGATCAATGACTACGCGGCGCTCGCCGCGCTGGTGTACTCGGTGATCTTGATAGGCCAGAAGGTCTATCAGGGGGCGCAATGGCTGCGAACGCGCGGAAAGTAGGCGGCGCTGCGGTGCTGGCGATGGCGGTCGGTCTGGCCGCGCTGTTCGAGGGGAGAAGCCCGACGCCGTACCGCGATGTCGGCGGCGTGCCGACCGTCTGCTACGGCCACACCGGCCACGTGCAGGATCGGCGCTACTCGTCCGACGAGTGCCTGGCGCTGCTGCGCCACGACATGGTCGCTGCGAACGCAACCGTGCATCGCTGCATCCGCGTCCCGATGACCATCGGTCAGGAAGTGGCGCTCACCGACGCCGCGTACAACGTCGGGCCGCACATCGTCTGCGGATCGACGCTGCAGCGCATGGCGAATGCTGGCAACTGGCTGGGCGCGTGCGCGGAGCTGTCGCGATGGGACAAGGCGGCTGGGCAAACATTGCCCGGCCTGGTCAAACGGCGCGCCGAGGAGCGCGCCATCTGCGAGGGTCAATGACATGCCGGGCATCTACGTGCGCGAAGTCAAGCTGTGGGCAAAGGCGCTAATTGCTGGCGTGACGCTGGCGAGGCGCGTGACCGGCACGACGTGCGGCGCGGGTCTGGTCGGCTTCGCGCTGGCGCACGGGTTCAGCTGGGCACCCAAGCCCACCGTGCCGGATCCGGCGCAGTGAACGCCCTCCTGCTGCGCATCGCCGCAGGCCTGTTGCTGCTGGTCGCCGCGCTCGGTGGCGGCTTTGCGGCCGGTCATCACGTCGCCGCGCAGGCGGGTGCGCTCGCCATGCAGAAGCACCTCGCCGCCGATGCCGCCGCACAGCTCGCCGCGACGCAGCACGCGCGTCAGCTCGAGCAACTGCAAGCCGACACCTTCGCGGCCCAGGCCGCCAAGTACGAGAAGGAAAAGACCGATGCGCAAGCTGATGCTGATCGCACTATCGCTGCCCTGCGCGCTGGCACTGTCCGCCTGCGCACCGTCTGGCGCTGTCCGGCCGCCGATCACCTGCCCGCGGTTGCAACCCGTGCCGGCCAGCCTGATGCAGCCGCCGACGACCGAGCAGCGAGTGCGGGCCGAATTGTTCGAGCCGCCGCCGACGCCGACGCACAAATCCGAGGACTCCAAGCCATCTTGATCGAGGAACGAAAACCATGAAGGACCGCATCAAGGCCGTGTGGCACGCGTTGCGCGGCGCGCCGGTGCTCATCGGAACGGGTGTTGTCGCCGTGTCGCGCATGCCGTCTGGCGATTTCGGTGCGGTGAAGTGGGTGGGCATGACCGGCGCCGACGCGGCCAAGGTGCTCTACCAGGCTGCCGACGCCGTGACGAATGTGCTGTTCGAGGACTCGGCAAGCAAGACGGTTCACTGATGGCAAAGAGCAGTACCACGTTCAAGAAGGGCAAGAGCGGCAATCCCGGTGGCCGATCGCCGCGCATCGGGCCGAACGGCGAGACTGCGGCGCAGCTCGCGCGAACGCATACCGCTGACGCGATCAAGACCCTGGCGGACGTGAACAACAACCCGAAGGCGCCAGCCATCGCCCGCGTGGCTGCGGCGAACGCGCTGCTGGATCGCGGCTGGGGCAAGCCGACCGAGCATGTCGAACTGGATGCCGACGTGAAGAACAGCGGCGTGCCTATCATCCAGATCGTGCGAGTGGACGGTGGCGACGGCACGGGTTGAGCTGACCGGGCCGCAGTTCGAGTTCGTGACGGCGCCGGAGCAGTTCCCGGCGATGGTTGCCGGCTTTGGCAGCGGCAAAACGCATGCGGCCATCGTCCGCGCGCTGACGAAAAAGCTGCAGTACCCGCGTCAGTCAGTGGCGTACTACCTGCCGACGTACGACCTGGTGCGCCGCATCGCCTTTCCGCGCTTCGGAGAACAGCTCGAGGCGATGGGTATCCGGTTCAGCACAAACAAGGCCGACAACATCATTTCGTTGCAGGATGCCGGCGACATCATCCTGCGCACGATGGATACGCCGGAGCGAATCATCGGCTACGAGGTGG